AAATATATAACTATATAACTACATAACTATATAACTATATAACTATATAACTATATAACTATATAACTATATAACTATATAACTATATAACTATATAACTATATAACTATATAACTATATAACTATATAACTATATAACTATATAACTATGGACGGAATTTTGCCTCCAGGGGCCCCGGGGGGTGGGGGGACCGGGCGAACTGGGCTCGCGCAAGTGCAGGCAGAAAATTATAAAACGACCAAAATACACTCCTCATGAGCAATAAGCCCAGCATAAGCCCAAAATCGGTCGATTTAAATCGAAACGCATACGTTTATATCAGCTGACGATTTAAACGTAACGTGGCCTCCTTTCGCGCGTTTTAGACATCTCGTGGCACAGTCGGCGCATTGCGATCAGCAGAAAACCGCAGTTAGACTGCCCCACCCGCTAAAAATATATTTTCGAAAGTCCGTCCGTCCGCTGTATAATACGTCAATATGGCCTTAATTCCTCAAACGCAGCCCCAAGCTATTCGTTCAACACCGCTCACGCAGCCGGTAGGGCCTAATATTGCTATCAAGCAGCTGCGCGAGGTATTTCGTGATGCGTTCGACCAACTTGGTGGAGCTGCGTGGCTTGTAGAGTTTGTGCAAGCTGATCCAGCCAATGCACGGGTATTTGTCTCTGCAATCTCCAAATTGCTCCCCGCCACAGTTGCAGTAACTGGAAATATAGTTATTCAGGCTACAGCACTAGACGAGGAGCTCTAGATGAAGCTCACAGAACGGCAACTTGAGGCGCAGGTGATCCTTGCTGGTCCTGCAACGCACTGCATGTTGTTCGGAGGTTCTCGTAGCGGCAAGACATTCCTGCTGACTCGTAATATCTGCATGCGGGCGCTCAAAGCCCCAAAGTCTAGGCACGCAATCCTCCGCTTCCGGTTCAATGCCGTGAAGGCATCTATTGTGATGGATACCTTCCCAAAAGTGATGGCCCTCGCATTTCCAGGCGTAAACTATACAATCAGCAAGACAGACTGGTTTGCAGAGTTTGACAATGGCTCACAAATTTGGTTTGGCGGACTAGACGACAAGGAACGCGCTGAAAAGATTTTGGGCATGGAGTTTGCGACTATCTATCTCAATGAAACTAGCCAGATTCCTAAGACTTCTCGGGATATCGCTGTCACCCGGCTTGCCCAGCAGGTAGACCAGGTAATTAAGGGCACAGAAATCAAGGCTTTGAAGCCTCGTATGCTCTATGACTGTAACCCCCCGTCCAAAGCACACTGGACTTACAAGCTGTTTGTAGAAAAGCGGGACCCCGACACTAAAAAACCTTTACTGCATGGCGAAGACTACGTGTTCTTTCAAATTAACCCGTTTGATAACAAAGATAATGTGTCCGCAGGGTACCTAGAAACTCTTGCAGGTCTTTCCACCCGTCTACAAAAGCGATTTCTCCGCGGTGAGTTTGCAGAGGCTACCCCAAATGCTTTATTCTCAGACGAGCTCATTGACAAGTGGCGTGTTACTGATGCTACCTTGCCTGATATGGTCCGCATTGTTGTTGCTGTGGACCCTTCTGGTGCCGGAGATGTCGATAACGCAGATAATGATGCTATTGGCATTATGGTTGTGGGGCTTGGGACTGATGGCAACTGCTATGTTATGGAGGATCTTACTGTAAAGGCAGGTCCTGCAACATGGGGTCGCGTGGTTTGTGATGCGTTTGAACGGCATGAGGCTGATGCAGTAGTTGGTGAGACTAACTATGGTGGGGCTATGGTCCAGCATGTAATCCAGACGGCTCGTCCCCGCACAAACTTCCGTAAGGTTACTGCTACACGTGGTAAAGTAGTTCGAGCAGAGCCCGTCTCGGCCCTGTACGAGCAAGGTAAGGTGCGGCACGTTGGGTTCCTCACAGACCTTGAAGATGAGCTCATGGCGTTTACTACTGGCGGCTTCATGGGTGAGAAATCCCCCAACCGTGCTGATGCCTTAGTCTGGGCAATCACAGAGCTGTTTCCAGGCGTGATTAAGCCTCGTAAGGAGAAAAACAAAGATATAGCCATGTTGCGTCCACGTGAGTTCTCCGGACGTGGCGTGGCTTCTTCTTGGATGGGGGCGTGATGGCTAATTCAAAGTCAATCGGCGTTGCCTACGAAGACCAAGCCATTATCGGCGGGGCAGTGGATGCCACGGTAATCGGTGGGGCGACTCCAGCTGAGGCTTCCTTCACCGAGGCCAATATTCGCGAGGGGCTTGTTGTCGAGAATGCCTCCGGCGTTGGGATCAAGATCGACGTGGATGCCCCCGCATTCGGCTGGCGTGATCTAACTGCCCCCATCGACGTGAAGGGAGTTGGGGTAAACGACCCGACCTTCGCTATCTACACCGGCACCACGATGCGGGCTTTCCAGTTCAGCGCTGGTACGATGAACGAAGTGTTTTTCGTCTACCACGTCCCCCATGACTGGGTACCTGGGACAGATATTTACCTGCACGCCCACTGGAGTAATGCCGCAGCAGCCCCCAACACTGGTAACGTAGTCTGGACGTTTGACTACAGCTTCGCTAAAGGCTTCGGGCAGGAAGCATTCCCGGCCATCCAAACTGTGCAAGTCATTGCAGCAAGCCCGGCCACTCGCTACTTGCACAACGTAAGTGAGACCACCGCAGTCGCCATTCCGACGATGGAAGTTGATGGATTGATCCTTGTCCGTGGCTACCGCGATGCGGCCAATGCGCTGGACACTTGTACAGATGCCGTGTTCTTGCATACAATGGACATTCATTACCAGTCCACTAACTTGGCCACGAAGAACAAAGCCCCCAGCTTCTATGGATCATAATGAACAAACCTGAAATCCTCTCAACTGCCCGCAGTCGCCTGACTATGGCGATTGCCGCTTACTCGGAGTCCCGCGAAGATGAGGTCGACGATCTTAAGTTTTATGCGGGTTCCCCTGACAATCATTGGCAATGGCCTGCAGATGTTCTGGCTACTCGCGGCGCTGTACAAGGTCAAACCATCAATGCACGTCCGTGTCTCACGATCAACAAGCTCCCGCAGCACGTCCGGCAGGTCACGAACGACCAAAGGCAAAACCGCCCGTCGGGGAAAGTCATCCCGGTAGATGATAAGGCGGATGTTGAAGTGGCAGAGATCTTTGATGGGCTTGTCCGGCATATTGAGTACATCTCCGATGCAGATGTAGCCTACGATACTGCTTGCGAGAACCAAGTCGCTTATGGCGAAGGATACATTCGGCTCTATACTGAGTACTGTAGTGATGATTCTTTCGACCAAGACATCAAGATTGGCCGCATTCGGAATTCCTTCTCCGTGTACATGGACCCCACCATTCAAGACCCCTGCGGCGCGGATGCCGAGTGGTGCCTTATCACTGAAGACTTGCTCAAAGAGGAGTACGAACGCAAGTATCCAAACGCTACGCCCATCACCACGATTCAGTCAACTGGTGTCGGGGATGAGGCCATGTCGCAGTGGATCGCGGAAGACACCATCCGCGTTGCAGAGTACTTCTACTACGAGTATAAGCTCAAGACATTGAATCTCTACCCTGGTAATGTGGCGGTTATGGAAGGCACTCCGGATGACCAGGAGTTAAAGCTGCTCTACGGCAAGCCTACCCGCCAGCGTCCTGTCGAACTCAAGCAAGTCAAGCGCTTGAAGATCAACGGGTACGAGATCCTGGAAGAAAATGATTGGGTTGGGAAGTACATTCCAGTTGTCCGGGTGATCGGCAATGAGTTCGAAGTTGACGGTCGAATCTTCGTTTCCGGCCTAGTGCGGAACGCGAAGGACGCGCAGCGGATGTACAACTATTGGGTGTCGCAGGAAGCCGAAATGCTAGCCCTGGCCCCGAAAGCTCCCTTCATCGGCTACGGTGGGCAGTTCGAAGGTTACGAACAGCAGTGGAAGACAGCAAACACCACCAACTGGCCCTACTTGGAGGTCAACCCGGACGTTACAGACGGTGCTGGCTCTGTCCTCCCGCTTCCCGCCCGCGCACAACCCCCAATGGCCTCTTCCGGCCTCCTGCAGGCAAAAGCCGGGGCAGCCGACGATATCAAGTCCACAACTGGTCAGTACGATTCCAGCCTTGGAGCTACATCGAACGAGCGCTCCGGTAAGGCTATCCTCGCACGGGAAAAGCAGTCAGACACTGGCACATATCACTTTGTCGACAACTTAGCCCGCGCCATTCGTTACATCACCCGCCAGATCATCGATATGGCCCCTAAGATCTACGACACTGAACGCATTGCTCGCATCATCGGGGAAGACGGTGAAACAAGCACGGCTCGAGTCAACCCGGAACAAGCCGAACCAGTTCGCAAGATCGTGAACCAGCAAGGCATTGTGATCGAAAAGATCTACAACCTCGGTGTTGGGAAGTACGATGTTTGCGTGACAACTGGCCCAAGCTATATGACCAAGCGGCAAGAGGCTCTGGAAGGTATGGGGCAGTTGCTGCAAGGCAATCCGGAGTTATGGAAAGTTGCCGGGGATTTGTTTGTCAAGAACATGGACTGGCCCGGTGCGCAGGAAATGGCCAAGCGGTTCGCTAAGACCATTGACCCCAAGTTCCTCCACGGCGATGATAAATCCCCGGAGCTGCAAGCAGCCGAGCAACAAATGGAAGCCATGGGCAAGGAAATGGATCAAATGCACCAAATGCTGCAGAATGTATCCAAGTCCATGGAAGCCCAGACACTGCAGAACGACCACTTCAAGGCGGATATCGCGGCATTCGATGCGGAAACCAAGCGACTCACTGCCCTTTCCGCCACGGCTGCCAATACCCCCGTATCGCTGGATATTCAGCAAGTAGTCAAGCAATATATACAAGAGATTCTTGCCAACCCAACACTGGAAGAAGAAGAGCCAGCTGGGTTTGAACAGAATGAACGTCACGGTCAGCAACCAACAATGTAAGGAACAATCATGGGTTTAAAATCAACTACTGTCTGCTTGGGGTATCAGCAAATCACGGATTTGTCCGCTTCGACCGGACTGACTGTGCCGACCGGTGCGACACTAGCAGTCATTGTTCCCGAAACGCAGGCTATCCGCTGGCGTGATGATGGCGTGGATCCAACCGCGTCTGTCGGGATGCCTGTTGCTATCACTGGTGCTATGAGTTACGACGGAGACCTGAACCGCATTCGCTTCATCGAGCAGGTCGCTGGGGCAAAGCTGAATGTGAGCTACTACGCATGATTACCCTTTCATCAGGACTCACAAAATTAAATCGGGCCCTGCAAGAATGGCTTGTGGGGTCTGGTGTGCAGCTGGATTCATTGTCCAATGATGTTATATCTTTCTTCAACCCAGCCCTGGACTTATATTTTCAAGCAAGGACATACAGTATGGGCTTAGTTCAAAAATCATTCAGTGATATCATCACGTTTACCCGCGCTGATGCTACGTCTTGCGCCACTCGGACAAACGAGCTTGGCTTGATCGAGGTAGTCGCAGCTAATGTTCCGCGCATTGATTACGACCCTGTGACGCGGGCTTGCAAGGGATTGCTGGTTGAGGAAAGTCGGACGAATCTGCTCTTGTATTCCGAGGACTTTACTACGACTTGGAATGCCAATACCACGATGGCAATGGTTCCTGATGCTGCGACTTCTCCTACGGGATCAGCAACCGCAGATAGGATGACAGAGACGCTTATCGCCGCTTCCCGGAGCACTTATCAAGATGCAACTGTTACAGCCGGGGCTACAGTTGCCTTTACCACATATGGTAAGGAAGACCTTACCAGTGCCAAGAGGTACTTACAGTTAGCTCTTAGCCTATCTACTGGAGGAAACGACTACGTTTCTGCGCGTTTTGATCTAGCTACCGGAACCGTTACTGAAAGTCGTGTTGGAACCACTTTAACTATATTTCCAACAGCGCCTACCGCCTCCTGCGTGGACACGGGTAACGGCTGGTATCGCTGTCAGATGGTTGCTACTCCCGCGACAACGACAACCCTACGTGCGCGTATTGGTATGTGCGCTTCAGGCACAGGAATAACAGGAGCAGCTTATGGCTTTCTTTCTTACACAGGTGACGGTACTTCTGGCTTGTACCTATGGGGTGCACAGTTAGAAGCAGGAACATTCCCCACCTCCTACATCCCAACTACCACAGCACAGGTTACCCGGGCTGCTGATCTGGCGAGTATGGCCGGGGCTAACTTCTCAAGCTGGTTTAACCAGAGTGAGGGTACGTTTGTCGCGGCGGCGCTTGCTGATAATTACGCTAGTGCTGGTGCTCAAGTTAGATGTTTCTTGAGTGCAGGAAATGGACTTACAAGCACGAGCCAAGAGGGATACGAATTTGGGCGTGGGGCTAGTACAGCCATCCGCGCTCGGTTTTATAACACTGGTGTGCATACGCCAGTGGCTCCAGCAGCGGCTACCGCATTTGGAACAATTACATCAGGGCAAGCGGATAAATTTGCAGCCGGGTACTCACTGTCCGTGCCTACTTTGGTTTTGAATGGGGTCACGGCAAACGCTGGCACGCCCCCCTTCGTTAAGCCTAGCGTGGTAGACCGAATGATGATAGGTGGCTCTCATGCCACCACGTCATCGCTTTACGTACTCAATGGTCACATCAAGCGCATCACCTACTACCCCACACGCCTCACCGACGCTCAACTACAGGCACTCACAGCATGATGACCTACCTCTTGATTGCCTTCGCAGTTCTGCAAGTCCTTGACCTCTACACGACCAGCGCAGCGCTGAAATCCAAAACAGCCAAAGAAGCCAATGGCCTGATGCGCCCGCTGTTCGACAAGTTTGGCCTAGTGCCCACGATGGTGATCAAAGGCATCGTGTTGACTATCATTGCATCCCTCGTCGAGCAGCCTTACCTGATCGGTATGTGCCTGATCTATATATTTGTCGTTATTAACAACTTCCGGGTGATTTATGGCCGTTAATCTTGCAATGATCGGTGGGGCTGGATGGCAGTTCTTTGATGACAACGGCAACCCGCTTAGCGGTGGGAAGATTTACACGTACGCAGCAGGGACCTCCACATTCCTAGCCACGTACACAGACAATACTGGGGGCACTGCTAATACGAACCCCGTAATACTGGACGCAGCCGGACGCACTCCTTCACAGATATGGTCTACCACTGGTGTGTCCTATAAATACGTCATAAAGACAAGTCTTGAAGAAGAGATTCGTACGTGGGATAATATCAGCAATATTGATTCACTTGCGACATACTTACCAGCAGGTACGGGAGCAGTGGCTACTACTGTACAAGCTAAACTCCGTGAGATCATAAGTATAAATGATTTTGGAGCCCCCACTTCGACGGAGGCACTGCAAGCTGCTATCACTTTTGCTACTGGGCGAACTGTAACTATCCCCAACGCGTATAACGAAACAACTGTGCCAGCAAGTTATGACACAGCTTTACTGGAGTATACAGGTAATTCTGACACTCGGATGTTTTCAGACACACCAGATGGCATTGCAAAAAGATTACTCAAAGGGCAGCTTCCTCTAGCACACTCAGGTTCGCGGTACTCTGTGCTTGGCGTAGAGGCGCAGCCGCAGGGATCTGGTATTAATGGCCCCGCTAGTGCAGATTGTGGTCTTACTATCAGCACCCGGAAAAAGGGGTTCAACGGGGCTACTCGACCGCCGACAGGTGAAATTGATGGGTTGTATATCTGTGTTCGTCAGGACGGCCCGACTGGTTACGCCTCCGGCAGTACGCTCGCCTCGGATGCCTCTGGCATTCTAGTAGATATTCAAAATGTAGGTGACTGTGGGTTTACTTCTGCATGGGAAGCTGCTACAAGTAATTATGACCGAACTGCTGGTGCTGTGTCCAAAAGTGTTCAGACACAAATCGGCATTATTACGGCAAATTTATCACCTGTCGCAAGTTATGGGTTTGCCTGCATTGCTAAAGTCGGGGCACTTGGAAGCGCTTATTACGCAGGAAAAGAGGGGGCAGCTACTTGGGATAATATTTTAGATGCCCCAGGTTCTGTGCTTATAGACAAGTTTGGAACGTATCGTGCTCTAAGCTCCGCTTGGGGGGACGGTGCTTGGACGATTGCACGTACTGCGGATTCTGCTAATGCTTCCACACAATTCAACCATCGTGGTACTGGGGCGCTATTTCTTAATTGTGCAGAAGCCGGAGCTATTCAGTTTGGGACTGGTAACACAATTAGAGCGCAGCTTACATCTGGGGGGCACTTTGCGCCTTATGTTAATCTTCTCGGGGACCTGGGACAAGCGACTGCCCGCTGGTCACAACTTTTTGGCTTCCAGGTGAATTTAGGGGATACCAGCACAAATGGAATTATCATAACGACAGGTGTTGGGCCGCCTGAGGGTAGCGTTACAGCTAACATGGGGTCACTCTATCTTAATCGATCTGGTGGTGCGTCTACCACACTTTATGTGAAAACTTCAGGAACTGGTAATACAGGATGGACTGCAAAATGAATGAGTATTTAATCATGCTAACCTCTACTGACCTTCAAACTATTAATGCTGGACTGCAAGAGTTACCTATGAAGATAGCTGCGCCTTTAATTATGCGAATCAATGCGCAGTTACAGGAACTGGAAAAGGCTGAGACTGTACCTGAATGCCTGCCGAAAAGCTGAAATAAAAATGAATACAGCATTGACAAAATAATTCAGTCGTGCTAAAATACAAAATGTACCGGCCCTTCGACCGGGGAATCTAAGGATTCGCAATGTCAGTTGAAGAAGTAATAACGGAGTCACTGCCCGTGCCAGAACCAGTCGTAACGGCTACGCCTGAACCTGTACAAGCTTTGCCGGAAGAAAAGCCAGCCGAAGCCCCCAAGACCTTCACACAAGAAGAGCTTGACGCTGCGATTGGTAAGCGCCTTGCGAGAGAACAGCGGAAATGGGAACGTGAACGTCAGGCACAACCTACTGCCCCCGTGAATGTACCTCCGCCAGAGCAATTCGAGACTGTGGAAGCTTACGCTGAAGCACGAGCGGTTGCCTTGGTAGAGCAACGGGAACAGCAGAAACAGCAGACTGCGATTGTTGAGAAGTATCATGAGCGGGAAGAAGAAGCTCGGGGTAAGTACGACGACTTTGAACAAGTCGCCTACAACCCGAACCTTACAATTACTGCCACGATGGCCTCGACCATACAAAGTTCTGATGTTGGGCCGGATGTAGCTTATTACTTGGGGGCTAACCCTAAAGAAGCAGCTCGCATTGCCAAACTCGCGCCATTTTTGCAGGCAAAGGAAATTGGTCGGATTGAAGCTAAGGTGGCTGATTCCCCACCAATAAAGAAAGCGTCAAGTGCTCCTGCACCTTTCGCGCCGGTAACTGCTAGAGCGTCAAGCGCACCAACGTTTGACACCACCGATCCTCGGTCGATTAAGACTATGAGTACTTCGGATTGGATCGCGGCAGAGCGGTTGCGTCAGATGAAGAAGTTTGATGCGCAGCGTAGTCGTTAACTTACTTTTTTGAGGACATTATGTCAAACTCCATTCTCACGATCGACATGATCACCCGCAAGGCTCTGGAAATTCTGGAGAACAACCTTGTGCTTACCCGCAATGTGAACCGTCAATATGATGACTCCTTTGCTACTGCTGGGGCCAAGATTGGTTCCACCCTCCGCATCCGCCTGCCGGACCGTGCCCTCGTTACTGATGGCGCTGCCCTGCAAGTCCAGGACGATAACGAGCAGTACACCACTCTGTCCGTTTCCAGTCAGAAGCACATCGGCGTGAACTTCACAACTGCCGAGTTGACCATGTCAATGGATGACTTTGCGGACCGTGTGCTGAAACCTCGCGTTAGCCAATTGGCGGCTTCCATCGACGCGGATCTGGCAAGCGTCTATAAAGACGTTTACCACAACGTCGGCACCCCCGGCACGTCCCCTGCTACTTCTCTGGTCTTGCTGCAAGCCCAGCAAAAATTGAACGAAATGGCAGTTCCCCTGTCGCCTCGTTATGCCACTGTCAACCCTGCCGCAAATGCTGGTTTGGTCGAAGGTATGAAGGGCTTGTTCAACCCCACTGATACTGTCAGCCGTCAATTCAGGAATGGCATGATGGGCACCGGCGTGCTGGGCTTTGATGAGATCAACATGTCTCAGTCGATCAAGGTCCATACCACTGGTAACTTCCCGGCATCCCCAATCGTGAAAGCTGGTTCGACCTTCACCGAAGGCCAGTCCACCATCACCATCACGCACACCAGTGCTACCAAGACTGTGCTGCGTGGTGACGTGTTCACTATCGCTGGCTGCTACGCAGTTAACCCGCAAACACGAGAGTCGACCGGTGCACTGCAACAGTTTGTGCTGACTGCCGATGCTACCATCAGTTCCGCTACTGAAATGATCTTGCCGGTGGCCCCTGCAATCTACACTGCGGCTCATGCCTTGGCTACCGTGGTATCTGCTCCCGCCGCCAGTGCAGCCCTTACTTTTGTTGGCACGGCTTCGACAGCCTACCCGCAAAATCTGGTCTACCACAAGGATGCGTTTACCTTTGCTAGCGCCGACTTGCTGCTGCCTCAAGGCGTTGACATGGCCTCACGTCAAACTCACAATGGCATCTCGATGCGGATCGTTCGCCAGTACGACATTAACAACGACCGCATGCCTTGCCGTATTGACGTGCTGTATGGCTACGGTGTCCTCCGTCCGCAGATGGCTACGCGGCTGTGGGGTTAAGCTGAGAGGCTTCGGCCTCTTGTTTACTTTATTTTTAATTTTCAAGGATATATATCATGGCACTTCCTTCTATTGGCGGCGGCAATCAGCACGGTGATGGTAATTTGAATGAGCGTCAACTTGATGTACAAGGTGATGTGCAGACAGCCACGGCCACTGCTACACTCACCACTGCACAAACCCTTGGTGGCATCTTGGTAGGCAACCCCTCCACGACTGCAGCTACCTACACCCTTCCCACTGCAGCTGCGATTGATGCAGTTATGGTGAATGCAAAGGTGGGCAGCACTTTTGATTTGGTGGTTGTCAACATTGGTACTAGCACTGGCGTGATTACGGTTGCTGTTGGAACTGGCATTACTTTGGTCGGGCTGGCTACTTTGCCAACTGCCGCAGCTGGTTCCTCCGGTCAGTGGCGTTTTCGTAAGACCGGGGCAGCTGCCTGGACTGCGTATCGCATCGCGTAAGTGAAAGGTTAGTATCAAACACCAGGGGATTACTATCTGATAATCCCCCGGTGTTTTGTAGGATTTTCAAGGAGTTCCAATGGCAACTACTGCCGGTGACCAAATCAATGGCGCTTTACGCTTGATCGGCATGCTGGCTGAGGGTGAAACCCCTTCCGCTGAAACGGCTTCCGATGCGTTGTCTGCTATGAATCAAATGCTGGATTCTTGGAGCACTGAGCGGCTTTCCGTTTTCAACACACAAGATCAAGTGTTCACGTGGCCAGCTGGCCAGATTACTCAAAGCTTAGGTCCTTCGGGGGATTTTATTGGGAATCGGCCAGTGCAGTTGGATGATTCCACTTACTATCGTGACCCAGCAACAAATGTGTCGTTCGGGATCAAGATGATAAATCAACAGCAGTACGATGGTATCGCTGTTAAGACCGTCTCCAGTACCTATCCTCAAGTACTTTGGATCAATATGGAGAATCCGGATGTCTCCATGACCATATACCCCAAGCCAACTAGGGATTTGGAGTGGCACTTTATTTCCGTGACCGAACTGGCCCAACCAGCGTTACTAAACACAGTCTTGTTGTTTCCCCCTGGCTACCTTCGTGCATTTCGTTACAACCTCGCAATGGAAGTAGCTGCTGAATTTGGTGTGGAACCTTCCCCGCAAGTCAAGCGTATCGCTATGAGTAGTAAGCGAAACATTAAGCGGATCAATGCGACTGGTGATATCATGTCCCTGCCCTACTCGATTGTAGCTACACGGCAGCGGTTTAATGTCTACGCTGGGAATTACTGATGAAAACCCCATTCCTCGGAGCCAGCTACGTCGCGCGTAGTGTTAATGCTGCGGATAACCGCTGTATAAACTTGTTCCCGGAAGCAATTCCTGAAGGGGGGAAGGAACCCGGATTTCTGAACCGTGCCCCTGGCTTGCGATATCTTCAAACTGTTGGTACTGGTCCTATTCGGGGGTTGTACGCGCATGAGAACAATGGTCCAGTGATTTATGTTGTGTCGGGCATAGTATTATACAAGCTTACCGGACTGACTAGTACACCGGTGCAACTAGGTCTCATACCGGGCTATGGTCCTGTGTCGATTGCGTATAATGGTCGTCAACTGTTTATCGCACGTAATGGGCCTAGTTATATTTACGACGAATCTGCAGGTACGTTCAGTGCTATCACTGATCCTGACTTTCCGGGAGCTGGGACTGTTTGCTATATCGACGGGTATTTTATTTTCAACCAACCAGATACACAGTTTATCTGGGCCACGAGTTTACTTGAAGGCACTGAGGTTGATGCACTTGATTTTGCAAGTGCCGAAGGCTTTCCTGACGGGGTTGTTGCTGTGGCAGCTGACCATAATGAGCTATGGGTGTTCGGTAATAATACGGTCGAAGTTTGGTATAACGCGGCACTCTCCGGTTTCCCTTTCGCAAGAATCCAGGGGGCGCTAAATGAGATTGGCCTTGCCGCAAGGTACTCAGTGGCCAAGCTTGATAACACCCTGTTCTGGCTCGGGGCCGACCCTCGTGGGCAGGGCATCGTATATAAAAGCCAAGGTTATACGGGCAGGCGCATCTCCACTCATGCCATTGAGTATGCCATCCAGCAGTATTCCTACATTGCAGACGCTATTGCTTATTCCTACCAACAAGAGGGTCATACTTTCTATGTCTTGACTTTTCCGACTGCGAACGCCACTTGGGTTTACGATGTATCGACGGATGTTTGGCATGAACGGGCTGGGTATAGCGATGGCACGTTTACCCGGCATAGGTCTAATTGTCATTGTAATGTTTCCAACACATCCGTTGTCGGTGATTATGAATCTGGTAAGCTCTATGCGCTGGATCTAGATGTATTTGCTGATGATGGGCAAGTTCAGAAATGGCTGCGCTCTTGGCGGGCACTCCCCACTAAGAGCAATACGCTACTGCGTACAACGCAGCATTCCTTGCAGCTTGATATGGAAAGTGGAACTGGACTGAGCGGCGGCACAGATCCCGGTATTGAGGACCCTCGCAACTTAGATTTAGACTTCACCACCCAGCGGTATTTCATCACTACTTCAGACGTTACAGAAGGCCTTGACCCGCAAGTAATGCTCCGCTGGTCCGATGATGGTGGACATACTTGGAGTAACGAACACTGGAAACCAACTGGTAAATTTGGGGAGCACGCCCAGCGGGTAATCTGGCGTAGGCTTGGTATGACCACCAAGTTACGTGACCGTGTTTATGAAGTTTCCGGAACAGACCCTGTGAAGATCACCCTACTCGGTGCGGAACTAGTTGTGTCAGGGACAAAAGCATGAACATTAGCAACCTTCCAGCGCCCCGTGTTCCGCTGCTGGACTTGCAGACAGGACTGGTTACTCGCGAATGGTATCGCTGGTTCAACAACATTTTCACATTAACTGGCGGTGGGGCTAGTGACCTTACAACAGCTGAACTGGAAGCACTTATTGAAGCGCAACCGCAAAGTGCTGCACAGACTGAGCAGATCACTGAGCTTCAAAAGCAAGTCCAAGGGCTTGAGGAATTGCCCCCGCTACCACTAGGCACGATGGGCATGCTGCAGCAAAATAGTGTCCCGCACTTCACAATGGATACCACACCTGATGGGATTCCGAGTAGCACCCCAGGGACAGTCTATTGGGATAAGGCTGACGGAAATCAGACGCTATCCGTTGTAATGGCTAATGGCACTACTACCATGCAAGTAGGGGAGGAGACATTCTTCCGGGTCAAAGCCAGTGCAGCCATCACGGACGGGCAGGTAGTTATGTTCACAGGCACCGTTGGGGCTTCAGGTGCAGTAACTGCCGCACCTGCTACTGGGCTAACCCCCGCGACTGCACTATATGTTATGGGCGTGGCAACAGAATCAATCGCGCTCAATAGTTGGGGATATATTACCTGCTTCGGCGTGGTTCGCGGTGTTGATACTTCCGGGGGCGCAGAGGCTTGGGTCGACGGTCAGATTCTATATCTTAACCCAGCTACCACTGGTGGGCTGACTAAAGTAGTCCCGACTGCCCCGAATCCGAAGGTTGTGGTCGCAGCTGTAGTAAAGGCCCATGCTTCCGCAGGCTCCCTATTTGTTCGCCCAGCTTATGGTGGTCGCTTTGGGGACTTTGAGGGTGATGTGAGTATTACTTCCGTGGCGGATAAGCACACAGTTGTTTACAATGGGGCAAATGCCCGTTGGCAAAACGCTACCCCTACGGAAGCCCGCGCAGCTATCATTGGGGCAGGTGCTGGCACGCCGGGTAATGGTGGTATGTTGATTGGTAATGGTACCGATTTTACGACTGCATTACTCACAGCAGGGGTCGGCATTGCTGTGAGTAATGGTGCGGGCTCTGTTACAGTATCAAATGCGATATATGCAGGCGCGCATATCGCGATCACAGTGAATCCAGACGGTACTATGGGGATAAGCACTGTAGGGGCCACCGGTACCTTTACAACAGTTGATTTAAAGACTGTCACAGTTGTTGATGGCATAATCACAAATATCACACTTTAAGGAGTCCCTATGACAGTCATCACAAAACCGTTGATCCCTGCAAAGACTGTAGAGGCTCTACAAACTACACAGTATATAGCTAACGGTGTGACAGCAATCCTGGATAAATTCACAGCGACGAATTACAGTGTGGCTGCCGCAGCCATCTCCGTAAACCTCGCTACAAGCGCGGGATCTGCCGAGGACTCGAACCTGATCACCAAGGCGAAAACCCTACAGCCTTCGGAAGTGTACACCTTCCCCGAACTAGTCGGGCATGTCCTAGCCCCTGGAGGATTCATCAGCACATTAGCTAGTGCTGGGGCTTCAATAAACATCCGTGCAAGCGGGCGGGAAATAACATGAACCAAGTAGCCACGAACGTGGGGATGCCACAGCGAATTTTGCATTTACAAGAGGCTGTATCGAAGCTCCCGCAGTACGAGCCGGAAACTACACATACCTTTCATGCAGGCATGTACTGCAGGCAAGTTTGGCGACCTGCGGGGGTTCTTGTGGTAGGTAAAGTACATAAGAAAGAGCATTTCTATTTGGTTGTTTTTGGGACTATTCTTATCACTACAGATGATGGCGTACAACGTATTACTGGTCCGCATCTGTTTAGCAGTAAGCCCGGAACCAAACGGGCAGTCTTCGCTGAAACAGACGCGCTATGTATGACCTTTCATGTACTGGCTGCTATGTCCGTAGAAGAAGCTGAGCAGGAACTGGTTGAGGAAGATAGCCGGGATATGTATTTACCTGGAAACAAAGTTAAAGAAGGAGTACTATCATGACTTTTTGGGTCGCAGGTGCAGTAGTAGGAAGCTCGCTTATCGGCGCGGCTTCTGCGGGTAACGCAGCAGACACACAGGCGGCATCTGCCGATAGGTCTGCTGCACTCCAAAAGGAGATGTTTGATGAGCAGATGAGGCTGCAAGAACCCTACCGACAGGCTGGGCTTACTGGACAAAATCGCTTGATGGAGTTGCTTGGGCTTGGTGGGGATGCGAGTGCAGCGAATTATGGAAAGTACTCCAAAGACTTCAGCATGCAGGACTTCCAACAGGATCCCGGTTATACCTTCCGGCTTTCTGAAGGGCTGAAGGGGCTTGACCGGCAAGCAGCAGCTCGTGGTGGGTTAATATCCGGTGGTGCACTGAAAGCGGCGACTCAGTACGGTCAGGAAATGGGCTCGCAGGAGTACCAAAACGCCTTCAATCGTTACCAGACAAACCGTACGAACCAACTCCAGCCGCTGGGCAACTTGATGGCATCAGGCCAGTCGGCTGCGAGTAACCAAGGTTCTGCTGCAGGGGCGTATGGACAAAATGCGGGTAATGCTTACATGGCAGCTGGGCAGGCTACTGCTGCAGGACAACTTGGTGTCGGAAACACGATAGCTAATGGCTTGACCAGTGCCGCCAGTGCCTATCAGAACCAGCAAAACTTCAATAACTGGCTTAATACTCAGCAGCAACCAGTTATCCCAATGCAACCGGGGGGGGGATATTAATCATGGCTGACCTTAACGCACTCATCGCCCAGGGATTTCAGTCTAAAGCTATGCCGGACCCGTTTGAACAGTATGCTCGGGTGCAGCAACTGGAACAGGGGCGACAAGCTAACCAGTTGAACTTAATGAAGATGGATGAATATCAGCGGGGACTTGCTGAGCAAAACCAGCTGCGCCAACTTGACCCCGCTGCTGCTGACTACCTTGCACAGGTAGCACGGATTAATCCCAAGACCGGATTTGCGTTTGGGAAGTTGCAACAGGAAGCTTCGAAGGCTAAGTTGCTCGGCCAAAAGACAGAAGTTGAAGTTGCCGATGCTCGTCGTAAATTCCTAAGTCAAGGTTTGCGAGATATTGCAGACAACCCTTCGGATGAGAATGTGATCGCCTGGACACAGGATGCCGTGCGTAAGGGCTTCATGGACCCAGAGCAAGCCACCGCTAGTCTAGACCATATGATGCGCATGACTCCAGAGCAGCGTGTCACGCATATGCTCAGGCAAGGTGCAAGCCCTGGGGAATTGAAACCCACGACTAACGTTATAGATCAGTCTGGTGTTAAGTCGCTTGTCCAAACTCCAGCATTCGGTGGTACCCCAACTACTATTGGAACTTACGCTGATGTGCCGCTCCCCGCAGATGTGGTAGCACAGAAGGCACAGATTGCTTTTGCTGGTCGTGCGCCGGCACAGCCTCGGCCTGAGCAGCCTCCTGTTGCGGTTGTGGACCCGGTAACTGGTAAGCAGGTATATGTTAGCCGGGATGAAGCTATTGGGAATCGGATGACACCCGCCGCAGGGCTGGAAGGTTTACCAGCTAAGGAAATCCAAAAGCGCGAGGCGAAATACCCTGCAGCAACAGCCGCGGTCAAGGAGACCATTGCTACGCAAGATCAGCTAATCAAGGACCTCGAAGACCTTAAGGGGCATAAGGGTCTTGATGGCATGACCGGACTTGTCGGCGGGCGTACCCCGAACATTACTTCGGAAGCACGAGAGGCGAAAGCGAAGTTTGATAAGATCATGGCTCGTGGCGGATTCTCCGAACTTGCTGCTATGCGAGCTGCGTCCCCGACGGGTGGTGCCTTGGGTAACATCTCCGACACTGAAGGCAAGTACCTGCGGCAAGCATTTGCAGCACTCGACCCCACGCAAGATACAAAGAGCTTCCAGAAAGCTATTGATGATGCGATTATGGAGTTGAAGGGGTCCCGAGGGCGTGTTCAGGATGCTTATGACACCACCTACGACTACCGCGCTGGGACCCCGCAAGCAGCACAGTCAACTTCAGCCCCAACAAGTGGTTGGGGGAAGGCGGTGGCTAAATGACTACCTATAGCATCTCAGCGCCTGACGGGAAGACTTACGAGATTACTGGGCCTGAAGGGGCTACACAAGAGCAAGTACAGCAGGAAGTCATCCGGCAAAATCCGCATTTAGCTGGTAGCCCACAGCCGACAGAATCTGTTTCTGCGGCCGCTACACCGCAACAATCTGCGCCGACAGCAGGGGCCTCCGCAATGGACATAGCTGCAGGGTTACCCGCTACCCGCATGATTGCTGGTCTTGCTTCACCATTAGTCGGAGCTGCGCAACTAGGGGCTAATGCTGGTGACTGGCTTGCTGAGAAAATGGGGAAAGACCCGGTTCTCGGGAAGTACCTAGCGGAAAAGATTGGAGAATACGAAGCCGCAAAGAAGCGCGGGATGGTCGCGCTCGGGGAAACTGGTCCAGACTTACTGGGGCTTGCAGGGTCGGCTGTTACCGGCGGGGCTGCACTAAAAGGTATGGTCCCAGCAGCTACTTGGGGTGGAAAGATCGCGCAAGGTACAGCTATCGGAGCGGGGATGGGAGCTACTACCCCATCAGCCACGCCGGGCATTGGGCAGTCAGGTACGCAGGCGGTGCTTGGGGCTACTCTAGGTGGTGGGGTTCCTGCTGTTGCGCCAATACTTACTAAAGGTGGGCAGGCAGCCTACCGTACGCTTGTTGAACCGCTTACTAACTCGGCGGCGATAAAGGGGCGGGCGTACACGGAAGCAGCCGGACCAAAGGCGCAGGAAATCATTAACGCGCTGCGGACAAGCCGGCCTGTTGTGCCCGGGAGTATGCCAACTGCCGGGGAAGCCGCGATTAGTGCTGGTCGGCCTGAGTTCAGTGCATTACAAGCCAGCGCGGAAAAAGTATTGCCGACTAATTACCTCGCTCGGTATGACGCTCGGAATGCTGCTCGGGATACTTCTATCACAAGTATCTCAGGCACAGAAGCTTCACGAGAAGCTCTAAGGTCTGCTAGAGGCAATGCCTATAAAGCAAGCCTTGCGAAGGCTCAAGCACAAGGCATCGACCAGCCCATGGCAGAGGCTATTGCCCCGCAGGTTGAAAGCCTTATGAATCGCCCTTCTATGCGAGAGGCGAGGGCACTTGCGGTTAGGCTTGCACGGGAACGCGATATTAACCTCACAGATCTTGGGTCTGTGGATGGACTGAATTGGGTCAAAAAGGGCCTTGATGAACAAATTTCTGCCGCCAGCAAAATGGGGTCATCTGCCGGGAAAGAAAAGCTATCTGCGTTGCTACAAACTAAAGATGATCTGCTTGCTACGATCGATCTTCTGTCCCCCGACCTAGGTACAGCCCGCATGAAATTCGCCGCAGCAAGTAAGCCTATTAACCAGATGGAAGTTGGGCAATATCTGAAGGACAAATTGGTCCCAGCACTCGATGAAACAGCCAGTCAACGAGCCGCATCATTCGCAGGGGCTGTACGCGATGCGCCGGGGACAATAAGGCGTTCATTAACTGGTGCACCTAGGTACGAGAAATTATCGGATGTTTTGACTCCGGATCAAGTAGCTAAAGTCGAGTCTATCCGTAAAGATCTTGCGAATACCGCCCGCCAAGAAATGATGGCACAAAAAGGCGCACAAGCCGGTCCCAACGCAATGGATGTGGCTAGTCAGTCAATATCTGGTGCTACGGGTGGTGGGAAGATTCCGAACCCGCTTAGCCGCGTTGTGACCATTGCCAACGCCATTATCGGTCGATTGGAAGGCAAGATTGATAGGAAGCTGGCTATTGAGATCGCAGCGGAAATGCTAGATCCTCAAAAAGTAGCAGGGATCTTGGAAAAAGAAGTTGCAAAGGAAGCTAAAAAAGCCGCCACAACCGCTACGATAAATAAACTTCGCCCAACAGCCACAGCAGCCGCCACAAACGCTTTAGTTAAATCAACCCAAGGAACTGAATGAGTACCCCCGAAGATTGCCCTTATGACGTTGCTATGATTGACCGTCGTGCCTCTCAGAATCACGATCATTCGATACGGATTGCCTTGCTTGAGCAAGGTATGAAAAATATCACAGATGAACTGCACTCAATCAATGGTAACATCTCGAAGCTTATTTGGATCGCCATTGCAGCTATTGGTGCAAGTGCCATGCAGTTTGTACTTCGAGGAGGTTTGACTTGATTAACTTTGAAGAAGCCTTTCAGCGTTTACTCGGGAGCGAGGGAGGTTACGCCAATGACCCAACTGACCCCGGTGGTGAGACGAATTGGGGTATCAGTAAACGAAGCTACCCGCATGTTGACATCAAGAACCTGACCAAAGAAGGAGCCAAAGAAATTTACATGAAGGATTTCTGGATGCCGCTGATGGAAGCCCCGTCCATGGTCAAGTTCCAGATGTTTGACTTTGCTGTTAACTCTGGAGTTGGGACGGCTATCCGGAAACTGCAAGCGGTGGTCGGGGTCGCGGAAGATGGCCATTGGGGACCGCTTAGCAAGGCAGCGCTGCTGGAAATGAACACGGATGATGTGCTCTTCCTGTTAAACGCCGAACGCTTGGAGTACATGACTAAGCTCAAGAACTGGCCGGACGCCTCCCGTGGCTGGGCTAGACGAATTGCTACTAACCTGCGGTACGCCGCGAAGGACAACTAATGAACCCATTGCTTATTGCCCCGTTATTTGATCTTGGCAAGGGCCTTATTGACCGGCTGTTCCCAGACCCTGCGAAGAAAGCAGAGGCAGAACTGGAATTACTGAAGATGACCCAAGCGGGGGACTTACAAGTTATCCTTGCGCAGCTTCAGATCAATGCCAAGGAAGCTGAAAGTGCCAGCGTGTTCGTAGCAGGATGGAGACCATTCACTGGCTGGATCTGTGGGTTTGGGTTGCTATACGCTACCATTATTCACAATGTCTTGCAATGGGTATCTGTGATTCGTGCTTGGCCACTCCCCCCAGCAGTTGACACCGACACCCTAGTCTATGTCCTAGGTGCTATGCTGGGGGTCGGTGGATTGCGCACTCTCGAGAAAATCCGGGGCGTTGCTGCTAAGTAAAGCCCAATTTCGGCACGTTATTTTCATTCGGCATACGTTCGTATCAGATCTGAAATTCGGTGCGATTCGGGCTCCTTTCGCACGTTTTCAGTATCTACTTTCGGTGCAAAAAGCTTAAAGCGGACATTAAACTGGTAGACCACGGCCGATTGTTTAAAAGCTTGTGGGCGCATGCACAGTAGCTTTCGACGTGGCCTACCAGTTTAAATGCTACTTTGAGCCCAAAAGCGACCTGCTGCTTGCCAAAGTGCTTTTGCAGGGGCTTCCACTTGGGCATGCCGGTAAATGATGCATTGGCAACTTGTATTGAGCAGCATTTTTGTGCACCTAAGACAGGGTGCATGCGTAGTATAACATATAGCTATTTGCTCAGGGTCTCGGCATACAAGTAGGGCATTTTGTTCTGCATGCACAGCTATACAAAGGTCAGACCCAGCTGGTGCTGCAGCCCCTACGCACGCAGTATCCGTGCAGTGTACCATGCCACGGGGCACACCATTGTACCCGCTTCCTACAATACGCCCGTGCTTGTCAGTTAGTACACACCCAACTGCAAGCTTGGCGCATGTGGCCCGCAGAGCTAGACTTTGGGCTATGTCTAGCATAACGGTATTTATGCTAGGCCGCATTATGCCCAGCCTTATGCGCAATAGCACGTGCAATAGCTGCTTCAGGCCCAACCCAGCCTTCAGGCTTTTTAGCGTCAACAGCGTTGCCCCGTTTAGTTTTACCTGCAACTTTGCGCATGTTGGCATTTTGCACTGCCACCCAAATTTCTTCAAAGGGCAACCCCATTTTATACGCCGTGCCTAGCGCTACGTAGACAATATCGGCGAGGGCATCAGCTAGCCCAACAATGTCGCCGTCGCCACTAGCAACACAGAACTCATCAAGCTCTTCATGCAAGAAGCTAGCCCGTTCAACACAGTACTCAAGTGAAATCATGCTGGGGGTGGACTCTGCATAGCTGTTAAGAATTAGCTCATGGAAGTCTGCCACGTCGCGTAGCATATTAGGCGTGGAACTCATAATTAAGTACTCCAGAGTGTTTATAGTTAATAAGTGTTAGATGCTGTGCAGTAAATGTATCAATACCAGCTACTGGGCTAAGCGTAAATGCAGGTAGTCTGTGCATTGGCCTTGCAGCATGCTCTTGGAATACATCAATGTGATCCCGATAGACATGCGTGTCCCCCAGCATAAAAGTAAGCTTGCCGGGAGTGTAGCCTGTTTCATTGCACAGGATGAGCATAAGCGTGGCGTACAAGATAATGTCGCTTGGTAAGCCAAGGCAAAGATCTACGGAGCGCATGGTTATAATACAATCAAGCTGCTTAGTAGTACGCACATTGAACTGTGCAAGTAGGTGGCATGGTGGCAAGCACATCTCAGAAAGCTGAGATGGGTCATACGTAGTCAGTAAATGCCTACGGCTATACGGGTCAGACTTAAGCCCTTTAATTAATGCTTCGAGCTGGTCTAGCTCATATGCCCAATCACGCCATTGGGCACCATAGATACGCCCAACAGACTGATCTTTAGGCTCGAGCCCTTGGTTAGGTGCCCAGGTTGCTGCGTTTGCATCCCAGTAGTTACAGCCCGCAGCCCTAAACTCTTGCAAAGTTGTAGCACCTTGCAAAAATGCAGCAAGCTCACCAAGTATACCAGCTGTATAGATTTTACGCTGGGTAAGAATGGGGAACTCTCCGTTTTCAAGACAGTCGATACGAATGACTGTACCAAAGGTACTTACAGTAAAGCCTGCACGGCTTGGCTTATGCTCCCCATACATGATGACATGGGACACAAGATTGCGGTAATCAACTTCAAAATTACGCATGATCTACATCCCGCCAAGGCTTATTCAAACCGGTTGCTGGGGGCGTAACTTTTGCGCCGGCATCTTCATGCTGGGGTTTAAGGTAATCAAGATAAAAGACGGTGTACGCAAGCAGGTCATTCACGCTGTCTTCAATACCCTCGAAGTTAGGTGCTGCTTCAGCATGTGCCAAAGAAGTCAGCCTAAGTACTTTGGTACGCAGCATTTGGACAAAAGACTTGTGCCCAAATACGAAGTATTCAGCATGCTTGACAGGGCCGCTTTGGTAGTCTTGCGATTTGCGTTCTACTAGTTCTGCAACTGGTGCGCAAAGCTCAAGGAATCTCAGTCTATCCATAGTGTTCTCCAATTGACGAAGGGAGCATATTGCTCCCTTCAGGTTAGTGCTTTAAAGCTTACTCAGCGGCTGCAGCGGCTTCGTCTTCACCAGCGGCTTCATCCGCAGGCATTGCGTCCGCAGCTTTTTTCATCTTGGCACGGTAATAGGCAATGCAATTAGCCGTTGTCTTGGCAGTGGGGAACTGCTCAGCAATAGCTTCCAAGATTTCTGCATTGGTTTTGCCTTCAGCAATCAGACCTTTGGAAAAGGCACCAATGCCTTGCGTTGGGCCACGCTTGGCAGAGCTGTTGTACTTGGGACCGCTGTTGCTGGGTGTGTCCAAGCCAGGTGCGCCGGTGGTTTCTTCGACTTCAGTGTTTTCAACTTCGTTTGTCATGGGAGTGCTTTCAAGAGATTTCAGAGCTGCGCGTGCAGCGGAGAGGTTTTTAAAGCTGCTCACTTCTTCCTTGCCTTGAGCAGCGGCGAGTTCATTGTAGGCAATGACAATTTCAGACATGGTTTGCTTTGGCATAACTTCTTTCTAGGTAACTGGGTTTAACAGCAACTTATTTTGCTGTTAAGTTATTATACTGCAAAACTTCGATGTAATAAACTATTTTTAACTTTATTTCTCACACATAGGATTTAAGTGCTTTGAATACAGTTTCTTGTGTTGCGTCTTTGTCATTAAGGACTTTTACAAGCACTTCGTCTATCGTATCCGCAACAACAAGAAGGTAGTTTCTGACCATTGCTTTTTGCCCTTGCCTATAAATACGAGCAATTAGTTGCTGGTAATTTTCAAGGTTATACGTAAGACTAAACCAGCATATAGCTGCACCCCCACCCTGCAGATTAATACCATGTGCACCAGCTTGTGGCTGGACTAACAGAACAGGAATATCACCAGCATTCCAGCCAAGCACAATGCTTTGTACTTCTTTAGTACTCATCCCGCCACGAATTGCTTTTGCTGCGGGGAAGACTTTAAGAAGTCGCTCAGCCTCATGATTAAACTCATAGGCTACAATGAGGGGCTCACCGTTAAGCTCTTCTACAAGCTCAACAAGCTCGTCTACTTTATCTGTGCCAACTTCCTCCCAAGTGTGGTCTTCAGTGTACAAAGCCCCACCTGTAAACTGGCGAAGCTTGCCAGTTAAGACCCCAGCATTAATTGCTGTGATTGTGGTGTCTTGCATTTTGAGAATGTACTCGTCACGTAAGAACTTGTACTGGGCTATATTTTTGAGCTTAACTGAGCGCACAACGTCTATTAATCCGGGGAGCACAAGGTAATCTTTTGGATCCATGTACATAGCAAGATCGTCTAACTGTGCAGTTAACAAGCTAGCTTTTTCTGGGGTGATATACCAGCGATACTGGTCCCAAGATTCTTGGTAAAAGAACTTTGAACGAAAGTGCGTGATATAGCGCCCCAACCGTGTACCTAAGTCAAGAACATAGACTTGCCCAAATAAGTCAATAAGCCCATTAGCTGCTGGCGTAGCTGTTAGGCCCCATCTAAACGTAAAAGTCGGGAGAATGGGCTTGATAAGTTTGAAGCGCTTTGAGCTAGTATGCTTGAGCTTTGTTATCTCATCACAAAGTAGGACATCAAACTTGTGGCCTTTAGCAAGTACTGGAGTTGCCCAAGCAAGACCATCATAGTTCATAACTACAATGTCGTAGCTTAGGTCACAAAGCACTTGCTGCTTATTTGGCCCATGCGCAAGCCCAATCTTTAGCCCCTGAAACTGCTGCCACTTCTTAGGCTCAGAATCCCATGTAGTGACACAGACAGTTAGGGGCGCAAGAATGAGCATGCGCTTGGCAAGACTTTCGGACTTTAGCTTGAGCATCGCAGCAAGCGCAATGCTTGTCTTCCCCATGCCTGGGGCAAGGAACAGAGCAGCTGCAATCTTGTGTGTCAACCACTGGATCCCGCGTTCTTGGTAGGCATGCGGCTTCCAGGTTGGGCTAGCAAATCCTGCAAGCATTTCTTGAACTCTAGTAGGGAGTCCATCCGGGTTGCTTGAAAGTTCATTTTCTGTAGTAGGCACTGCACATGCTCCTGTAATGGCCGCAGGTCTTTACCGGGGCGCTTAAACTCAATGAAGACCATGCGCCCGGTGGGGGCCAAGAGTAGCCGATCCGGCCAGCCCTTGGTCCCCTGTATTTTGAGTAAAACGCAGGCATGCCGAGCTGCTTCCACCCGGCATGCCTGCTCAATTTCAGACTCTAATACTGGCACTTACCGCCTTTGGTCTTTGAGTAGGGGCACCAACGGCATTCCATCGAAGGCTGCGGGGTCCATAGCGTATTGGTGTACATTGGGGCCACGCGCTTTTCAAACTTCTTGCGAAGCTCTTTCAGCTCAGCTTGGGTGTACGTGCGTGTATATACTTCGCCCGTGTCCAAGTACCAATACTCAGCATTGACGTGGTTCACTTCAGGATAAAGTGCCCCACCCACAATCGCGTAGAGCTCAACCTGGTCGGTAGACGGGATACGGTACTTGCCGGACTTGAAATCAATCACTACGAGAATGTCTTCACTCACGTACATGGCATCAGCTTTGGCACGAAGCCATGTAGCCATGTGAAACCAATCAGGCAGCTTGTTCCAATCTTTGTCAAGCCCAATGGCTTGCTCAGCTTGAAACTTCTCACCCTTCAGGCTATCAATTGCTTGCTGAAAACTTTGGCACTCAGGAATCAGCTCTTTGGTCCAGCCATTAAGGTACGTCTCAATGGACTCGTGCATCTTAGAACCCCGTTCCATGGCTTGTGAGCCTGGCTGGGGTAATTTGTCCATAAACTGGAACTTGAATTTTTGAGGACACTTTTCGAATGTCTCAAGCTTGCTGTAGCCCCATGGGTCTTTGTACAGCTTAATCGGTTGTGCTGGTGTCATGCAGATGCCTCTGAGAAGTTTGACCCTTGCGAGCCGGTTGAAATAACCTTATACAGGAGCGTTTCCTGAAAGCTACTATTCATGCAGCTTTCGAGTAGCTGTGCTTCAGCTTCAGAATGATCCGAGTCGACCTGAATTACTAATTCATCATGTACGCTTAGCATTAGCTCGCCGCGCTTCGTTTTTAGGCAGTAGTCCAGCATTGCTTGTTTAGTAGCATCTGCTGCAGACCCTTGAATCAAGTAGTTTGTGAGCTTATATTCAAAGCTCTTCCACATGCCCTTCACAACGGCCGGTTTTTGAGCATAATACTGGCGCCCACCAAGCGTAGTGATGAAGCTACGGTTTTTGCCAGCGTCATTCACACGCTTAGTAAGCTCTTTGATCTCAGGAAGCGCACTGAGGTACTGTGCTTTCACACGAGTTGCTTCGGCCACAGTCATGTGGAGTGACTCGGCAATCTTTCCAACCCCAGCACCGTAGAGCACCGCAAATGCAAGTGTCTTAGCTTCCTTACGTGTGATCCTTGCAATCTTAGCCGCGATCTGATGGATGTCAGCTTCAGGGTCAATCTCAAGTTCTTTGAGCAGCTTGCCGGGGGCAAAGTGCGTAAGCAACCGTAGCTCTTGCGCGGAGTAGTCTCGGTCCAAGAATACCTTACCTTTGTCAGGGAGGATATACTTGCGAACTTGCGGCAACGGGAATGGCAGTGTGTACCCAATCTTGGCAAGCTGCGCACGCAAGTCTTCCCATTCCACGGGGATGTTCTGCAAATTAGGGCTACTAGAAATCCGCCCCGTCCGTGCGCCTGTGTCTGAGTAATTACGTACTAGGTTCCACTTGACATAGAGCCGTCCATGCTTATTATACTGCTCAAGCCATGACGTCATAAAAGTACGTAGGCAAGTAGCCACGCTACCGCGCACAAGTAAATGGCCCAAAAGAGTAGGATCATTAACCGCATTGATAAGACTTTCTTTGGCAGTACTACGGAGGCCTGTGGGGGTGGTGGCGAATCCTTTCGACATCCCGGCTGCTTCAATTGCATCTGCAAGCTGCGCGTTACTGTCCACGTCAACCTGTGTGCCAAGGATCTTGCAAATTTCTTGGTCGAGGTCATCGAGCGCCGTAAAATAGTAGTCCACATCTTTAGACAGAAGCTCCCCGTCAAGGTTTAGCCCACGCTGCTCCATCTTAAGCACATGGGGCATAAGCGCAAGCTCGCGACGGTATGCAGCTTCCATACCAGTTGCTTGGACATATTCAAACAGCAGCTTGAACAAGTCCATAGTGCGTACTACGTCGCCAACTGCGTACGTACCAACAAGCGCACCGGGTGCTTTGCAAATATACGCGCCCCAGCCTTTTGTGTCCCGGCAAACACCATGCTTGATTAGCCAGTCTTTCACAGCATCACGTTCTTCGGGTGGCATTTGTAGCCACTTCTCTGCGAGGGGCTTGAGTGAGAGCTCACCAAACGGATCCTGTAAGAAGGCCAAGATCATAGTGTCATGAACGCGGCCCCAAGGAATAGTCAGGCCCCATTTTTCCTCAGCAATAGCCAAATCAAACGGGGCATTGTGCGCAATGAACTCGTACTCAGGATTTTTAAATAGCTCCTGGAGTTTTCGCTTGGCATGCGCCTCAGTACAGTTATTTTCAGTAGGATGCCCAAAAGCATAGTACACAGGTTCTTCGCCTTCGATATAAACGGCAAGACCCACTGGTGCAGGCGGATAGCGGGGTCTGTCCTCAATCCCGTGGCTCTCATAGTCAAATGCTACGTACTTCATAATAGTTCCTTCTGTTGTAGTTTTGTTCTGACGGGGTAGCCCACTTGACATTCCCAGGCTTGTAACCCTCATTGTTGCGTATGCGTTCTAGCGTAAGACCTTCGGGTCTGGGGCCTAGTTCTGCAAAGAATTGCTCAAAAGATTCAAACTCAAAAGTGATCCCGCGCCCACCATAGTATGCATACTTCTTGCTTTTTGTATTATTGCAGCGCTCCCTAGCATGATAGTATGATTGATGCGCAGGGCTTCGATTACGCTCAACGTATAACTTACTTGCTGCTAAGCACTTTTCGCGGTTGGCTATGTACCATGCTTTAGATAACACTGCATTTTTAGCCCGTCGAGCTTCTAACTGTTCAGGAGTCATAAGTTCTTTCAATGAATAAAAAGCCCCTAGATTTTAAGGCCTAAGGGTAAACCCGGCGGCAACTGCAAAGTGGGCCGGGAGAGGAGACAACTGGTTACTCGATAGTTGGGTATGGGGTCATGGCAAGATTGAACGCAGCGTCTTGGGCTTTGATCAAGGCAGCCATGTCCATTTCAGGAGTTACTTCGACTGGTGTAAGATGCACTTTGAAGAAGCTCTTCTTATCTTCAACCACACTCATCTTGGTCACAAACTCTCCCATCAACTTATTAGCCTGTCCACAGCGGCTTGTGAAGCTAGTCACAGTTGACAATGAAGTCACTGGCACTTTGGCTGTGTACATCTGCGCAGATGCAAGAGGAACATTTGCAGGGATGACAATCACACGAGCTGATTCTCGGCATGCCTTGCCCCTGCCGCGTGATGCTGAGCCCCACTTGTTATGCGCGCAGTCCCCGCAGTTATCTGCTTGCGGATTTGCCGCGTCTTGGTGTGGGATAGTGTCATTCAAGGTATAGCAGTCAGGAACTTGCACCACGTCCGCATCAAAGTCTTTTGAGTACCATGCGCGTTCACTGAGTACTGCAAGGACACGAACATTGAGCTCGTTGGCTGGGATGGAAATGCCGTCTACTTTGAGCTGCGCATTTTTAAAGCCAATGTATGAGCCACTGGAACGCAAGCCTTGTGCTGTCTCGTTTTGACGAGCAAGCTGCTGGGCAATTTGCTCTTGGATTGAAAGGACTGCAGTACCGGGCTTGGTAACTTCAGGCGTAGGAATTTCTTTGGTCTTAGTCATGATTAGTTCCGTGTTGACTTAGTAAGTGAAATGTCGGTATCGACAGCTGCCTCGGTTCCCGGGACGAGGATCCCGTCTTTGTACAGGTCACGCCAAGCTACTACGCCAATACGGCGTTGAAGCAAGTCGAACCTGTCATTAGATTTGATATACTGATAGACTTCATCCCAGTCTTTGATATAGGGAATGTCTTCAGTGGTAATGCCAGCAGTTGCAAATTGGCCTGAGGCTTTTTTAAGCCCTGTTTCTTCAAGCATTTTAAGCACAACAAGACGTGCAGCAGCTTCTGTAACTTTGAGCTCTTTGACTTCTTTGTCTTTTGCAAGCCGCGCAGCACGAGCTATATAGAGCGCGTCAATAGCTTCACCGAGTGTCATTCCGGCACCTCGCACCCTTGTTCCGGTTCAGCCGTCTCAAAGGTAGCAGCTTGAGGCGTGTAATACCCCCCAAATGTTACTTTGTTAAAATTGGTTGCGAAGTCTTTGTTGACTTTATCAAGCAAGATTTGCTCAATTTCTTTGGGTTCAAGCACAAGTTTCATAGGTTCTTTCAAGTTAATGCAGCAAGTAATTTTGCTGCATGTAGTTATTATAACGTACTTTCGGCGTGCTATAACACTTTATTTCTCACATGCTGGTTTTATAAGAGCCCCGCTTACTTAAAATAAGGCCTAACGTAGATATTGAGCAACCAAGCATACTGGCTAGCGCTTGCCTTGTAATACCAGTAGTAGCGTACTGGGCACGAATTGCAAGAGCTTCTGCATGATTAAACTTTGGGGGGACATGCCGACGACGTTTGCCCCCACGACGCTCGGGTTGTGTAGTACTCATGACATGTCATCTGCGTCACGGAAACCTTGGAACGTAGCAAAGCGTGCTACATTAAGACGCCCGTACCCAAAGGCCTTGTACTTGGCAATTTTCCCGATAATATCATCATGGTGCCTCCACATGTAGCTACGAACATCATGCGGCATGCGGCCGGGGGAAATCTCGAGTAACTGCCCTGTTTGGAGGTCAGTCCCAATGATTGTGCCTACCTGCCCATTTGGGTTCATGCCTTCTTGATGCTTGCTTCTAACAGTGCGCCCAAGTACATCACGGGTCGCCTCATTAGTGTTGATTACACCCTCAAGGACTTTGGTAATAAGAATTTCGCCGTCCATAAATTGCTTCAACTTCCATAGCGAGTTCTCAGTAGCAGTTGCACGCCCGCACTTGTAAGCATTGTTTGGGCCCCGAAGCATAACCCCCTCATAGCCGTACTCAAGCATAGCTGCTTCGTACTTTGCCAAGTCATTTAGGTTTTGGATTACTTCATGCGGTACTGCTTGGACATAGTTGCTAGTTACGTGGCTGATCTTAGCAAGGCGCTCATGGAATGGGTCTTCTAAGTAGTCCAATGTGTCGAAGACATGGTACGTGAAGTCCGGTTGACCGGCTGCAGACATTACGCCGCGAGTTGTTCGATTAAAAACATCCCCGACATTAGGGGGCCCGACGATAAGCTCCCCATCAAGATTTGGTAGGTTTTGCAGCATTTTAGAAATGTGCGTATTCCTGATAGGCTTGAAACTACGGCTAAGTACTTGGCCATCAAGCACAATACAGCGAATCCCATCAAGCTTTGGGCTTGCTAGGTAAGGGAATTTTAACTTGGCGCGGTCTGTAACAGTTGCCGCAAGCATTGGTTTAAACTTCATTATTTACTCCATTTATACCATGTAGGTTTCATGGCAATTTTTTCAGCGATACGCCCACGAATTAAGCTAAGCGCCTCAGGCGTGGGCACGTAGTCTTTACATAATTTTGGGTTGTTCCAAAATGTGTAGTCAGGGTCAAGACAAGTTTGGACGTTGTAGTTAACACCACGTTTCCAAAGCTCATGCTGTAATTCTGCAAACCTGTGCACAAGATAAGCGCCTTTGTCATAGAAGAACATGACATGCCCGGTGCCAAGTACGAAGTCTTTAGGTATACGCTGCAGTACAGTATTATAACCGTAGGCTTTAAGGCTTTTAGCAAGTGCTTTGGGGACACGTGTGATTTCGCGGAATTCAGCAAACAAGTGCTGGTCCGCTAGCTCTGATGGTGGAACAAGATTGATGCGAGTCATAACCACTTCCAGATGATGCGAAGCCATAAGGGCGTGGGGTAACGCTTTTCGAGGAGCGCTGTTTGGAGTCGGTACATATCCCCAATAATTACTTGCGTGCTTGGCGGGGTGTATCGACAGCCAATTTGTACCCCGGACTTTGTGGTGTATGGGGTGATCTTCATTGCTTGATCCACTGCTCGTTTGTTAGCTTATAATGCTGGCCAAAACCAGCACCCAACCGGCCAAAAGTATGCTTAGTAAAGCATGCCTTGCAAAAATTACCCCAATGCATTGTACGGGCGCAAGCATCAAAAAACTCAGCCGTAATTGGTGCTTGACAAATGTCACATTTAGCTGGTACGGGCGCAACCCAAGTTTTAGTCATAAGTTCTTTCAAGTACATGCAGCGGTTATTCGCTGCATGTAGTTATTATACTGCAGCTTCGGTACTAGTCGTAACTTTATTTACCACAAGCTCGCGGGGTACTTTAAGACTGACTATGTACCCCGGGAGCGCAGTATCGTTGTTGCTAATACCGTTGGACATTGCCTTAGCTTGCCATTCATCAAGCTTAAGCTGACTAAGACGCTTACGTGCTGAGACCATTGCATAGGCAAATGTTGGTGCGGTGGCCAAGCTGCGAAGGACCCGAGCTACGAGATTTACAGTTGTCACTTCTCTATTGTTCTCATTCATCTTATCTGCAATGAACTTGGCTGTAAGGAACTGGTGCCCTTCAGCTTTAGTTTTCGGGAAGATCTCCCCTTCAACCATTTGTAAGATAGTATTTGTAAACTCATCATGCTTGGCAAACTTAAGATTCAGTAGCTCTTGTGGGTTATCAATATGCGGATTCTCAGCACGAAGCTCTTGGTCTACGTCGTCCATAGTAATTCGTGACCGCCACCACACTGCTGGGTCTGCTTCATCAAGGACCGCAGTTTCAAGCGCTTCTGCTATGAGCTGGAGCTTGATTTCGTATGGTATGACTACGCACCAAGTTACATTAAGTGCAATGAACCGACGAGAACCGGACTTGTCTGATGTAATATCTGAGCGGTTAGTTGCCCCGCAGATAATATAGCCACGAGGCTCCACTTTAGGATCTGTTTGGTACAGCACCTGCATGACATCCTCAGTCTGTGAGATGTACTGCTTGATGTTTTCATGACTCGCCCCGCGCGAATCCAAAATAATACCCTCAGCCATATCGACTAGTACTGAGCGCGCACACTTTACCATGCTATGACGTTGCTGGGTGGATGTACCGGTGGGGAGAGCCTCAATGGCATGATAGAGCTTGTACCCCTCAAACGTAGCCAGTTGCTCAAGGAATGTTGTTTTGCGCGTGCCTTGGGGACCAACTAGCATGAAGGCAAAGTCGGCTTTTATCCCGGGGCGCACAATGCGTAGGGCAAAGGCAGTCATAAGCATGCGGCCAAACTCTTCACAAATACGCTGGTCTTGTGGGGCACACTGCAAGTATGTAGGGCCCCAAGTGTCTAGGCGTTTCACTTTGTCCCATACTGTGGTTCTTACAGCATCACGTACTAAGTCGGTGCGTGCAGTACCTAAGTAGCCATTGACGGCAGTCTGGACAACGGGCCTTGAGAACTTAGCATCTATGTGTTGTTGCAAGCTAACTAGTATGTCGAATTTTACTTGGTCTACACTTGGGCATAAGGCCCCATCAAAGATTACGCCAAGACGCTTATCTTCGTAAAGTCTCTTGCTGTATAGGCTCTTGATGATTTGCAAGGCATTAAACTCATTGCGCTCAAACTTACCTTCCTCGTTTACAATCACCTTTGCTTCTTGGAGCACTTGTTTCCGAGATGCTTGGAGAGATTCTGCTGGGATGGTGACAAGCTCTTCTAAAGACCCATCCGGATTTTCAACAAGCCAGTCATCCACGCCCTTGGCAAAGGGAGGCTTGAAGATTGTGAGTGGGATGCTAAGAGCTTTGAGTAGCGCTGCGAATGTTGTGGCTGCGTACTGGATTTGAACGTTAGTCTCGATGTCCCCATCAAACACTACATTGACTTGTGAGACGCCATGCAGTAGGTGAATTAAGGTGGGGTGCAATACTGAGCCTTGTGTGAACCCACGACAACCTCGAAGTCCTGCAGAAAATACCCCGAAGTGCTTGGAGAACTTTGCTGACTTCTTCTCACCTTCAATTAGCCATAGTGTGCTGGTCTTTGGGTACTTTGTGGGGGGTACGTACAGGTCTGTGAAGCCCTTAGGCCCCTTGTACTTATCTATTGCGGTGTCAGCTCGGCGTACCCACATCTGTGGGACTTGGTACGGAATAATGTACTGCCCAACTCCAAACACATTGTTGATGGGGTACGCTTGAAGGTCTTCGGGTACTAGGCCACTTCGGGCAAGGTCCATTAGCATGAATGACATACTAACAGCGTCGGTTGTTGGGAGTGGGGCTACTTCATACAGGGCAGAGTGTTGCGGTTGTGCGGACATGGTTGTTGCAGTTGATGGCATGGTTGGTGTAGGACGGAAAGAAAGCCCGGGATTTTTGCCCCGGGCTCCTAGACCATCGCCATGCGCCCCAACCACGAAAGCGCATAGTAGCTATATTATAACGCGACGCGCGTGCCAGTGGTAACTTTATTTGTCTCACAAAGCTGGGTTACTGGGTACACAGGTCGCCACCAAGCTTACGTGTGAACTGTGTATGCGTGCAGTATCGTGTTTAGCCTTTTAATCAACGTCAGATTTGGCCCTCTTAGTAGATAACCGCCGCACAAATAGCTTTGAGCTTAACTTGCTCTTTATCCTGCTTAGCTAGCCGTGCTTGGTTCTTAAGCTTTTGGGCTTTTTGCCATTGGGCATAGTTGCTTTCTTTAGCTTGCTCAATAGCTTCAAATTTTGCTCGAATTTCCAATTGGCGTAATTCGTGTGCTTGGGCTTGTAATGCTTGTCGTTGTGCACGCAATGCTTGGACATTTTCTTGGTCGATACCTGCTTTTGCTTGGTACCTAGCATTACTAGCAAGCTTGGCACAATTCCAGCATACGTAGCCTACAAACCCCTTTGCTTTGGGCGTAGTACCTTGGGGATCAAATGGTTTTTCTTCGGCACAGATTTTGCATAATCTCATAGTATACTCCAGTTAAAATTATATTATATACTGAATTTATATATTGCATAATGCATTGGGCAAATATGAACTTTGGGGAGAAATTCTGCTGGCGAGGTGCGATGAACTTTGGGGAGAAATTCTGCTGGCGAGGTGTTTTGTGCATTGTGCGTGCAGCAGTGTGTTTATATTCTTAATAATAATAATAATAATATATATATAGTAATAATAATAATAGAATATTCTGTAAACGAAATACTTTTGGGCCTGATTTTTTAAGCGTACGCCGAAAACACAACGCACGAAAATGGGGGTAAAAGGCCTAAAACGCAGCCACAGGGTATTCCACCCCATCAATTCAGAGTACGTTGGGCTCAATTCGGTCAGTTATTTTATAAATTCGTGGCCGAACGTACATAACAATCTGACCGAAATACATTGGGCTCATGTTGGGCTTTATCCGGCACGACCAAGGCACGTTGGGCTTAGTCCTTAGTACATTGGGCTAGACAGTTCCACCCCATCAGCCCAATGTACAGGGCAAAGAAAAAGGACCCGAAGGTCCTAAGATTCTATGAAGATGGAGAGTAGAAGCACAATGAGTGCCACAAAGATAGCTATAAGCATAGGCTAATCCCAAAAGTCGAGGCACTCCACCTCTTCCCAATAGAACGTAGACTCGGGGAAGTTATCCATATTGGCTAAGATCCAAGCCTCACACTCCTCCCAAGTGTCCCCCTCAAAGGCGTGGAATTCTTCACCGGTTTCGGTTACTTGCATTACGCGGAATGGGCACATAGTAATCTCCAAGGTTAGTCGGCTTCAAAGCTTCAAAGCGCGGGCACAAAGATCAATGTGGTAATCTTCATGCATTTCTACAAGCTCTTCCGGTGTCATATTCAAAGGACCGAGATCGTCTTCCCATACCTTGATACACATGGCCATGTCAAGGTCAATAAAGTCCATGGGTGTAAGACCCAAAGCTTTAAGGGCAAGCCGTGCTTGCACCCACTTGGTTTGGTTTTCATTAGTCATAAGTTCTTTCAAGATATCCTCCAAGAGCGAAGGGCAATGAGGCCTCGTGTGAAGCCCCATCACTCTTAGCTCTTAGCTCTTAGGCTTGGTCGTCGCTCAAGGTTTCGTCTTCCATGCCCGTTGAGCATTCATCCATTACTTCTTCTTGGGCTTCGGGCAAGTCAATCTTCCCCGCACGGACTTGGCTCTTATACCATGCCACACAAGCATAGGTTGTCTTGCGGAGTGGGTTATCTTGAAGGACCCGCTCAACGATCTCTTTGTTGGAGAGGACACCATCCGCAATGTGTTGGAGGATTTGAGCACCAACGCCGGTCTTCACGGTCTTGACAACCTTATGCGGCTTCGTAGTCACCAAGGTCTTCATGGCTTGGTCGATGGTTGGAGTTTCGTCCACCCACTTGATAGGGTCAACCCAAACCTCTTCAGTTTCCGGCACAGTCACTTCAGGGCTAGAGATTTCCACCCCGACCGGCTCAATAATTTCCGGCACAGCCACTGCAGAGGCAAGCTCAGCCTTCTGAGCTTTAGTCAATTTCTTAGTCATAATAGTCTTTCAAGTTAAAGCTAGCAAAATTGCTAGTCAAAGTAGATTATATAGCACAATCTACTTCAATTAAGCATTTATTTTGCTTCAAGCATCAAATAAAAACCCTGCGCTCTAATATGCTCTTCATTCTCTTCAATAAAAGTCTCACAAGCTTCTTTGGTGCCTACAAAAATTAGTTCTTTGTTATCATCGCTATCATATTTGGCTACATAGTGTGTCATGATGTTCTTTCAAGTTGCTCAAACAAGTTATTTTGTTTGATACTTTTATTATATGCTTCTTACAAGAAAGTACACACAATCATTCTAATTAGTAGTTCGTACTTGATTAGTAAAACCTATCAGACCACATACTTAAGTATATGCGTGGATGCATGCGCGTGTATATCATACTTTGAGCCAAAAGTAAACATTTATTTTATAGCCGACTAGACTGGTCGACCATTGACAATGGGCAGATGCATAACTATATAACTATATAACTATATAACTATATAACTATATAACTATATAACTATATAACTATATAACTATATAACTATATAACTACATAACTATATAACTATATAACTATATAACTATATAACTATATAACTATATAGCTATATAACTATATAACTATATAACTATATAACTATATAACTATATAACTATATAACTATATAACTATATAAATA